CAACGCCATATGCATCAATTATACTTGCATAATTCATCTCTTAAATGTATATAATATAATAATATTTCCTAATATACATAGTGAAAAGAATATAAAAAAATAATCTAATAAAATAGAGAATATGGAAGATACTACTATATCTGAAAATAATATTATTTATAAAGTTTTAAAAGGTGTAATAGCCGGTTTATTATGTGGATATATTATATTATTTGCTTTAAGACCATCTGTTCCAAATCCCGATTACATACTCGAAATAATTGAAAATAAATATGTAATAATTCCATTAATTTTAATTAATTATTATTTATTTGAATGGGATCTATTGATTGGTATATTATTCTTAATATGCATTATTTCTTTAGTATTTGATTATTTTATATTTATAAATAAAGGTTTAAAAAAAATAAGAAATAAAAATATAGATTATGAAAATAATGAAAATATAGTAGAAAAATTTATGGTTGATCATAATAATATGAAAGTAATTTTACAAAAAATTTATAATTTTTTAGAAGTTTAGAATTTAATTAAAATATTTATACTATTTCTTTTTCTTTTACTGGTTTATTCCAATAAAAATTGTTTGATTTTGTTCGAACAACTCTTAATATTCTTGCAAAATATATAATTGCTAATAATACAAATATTATTAAAGCAATTGAACCCGCTAATATAATATTATTTGGCATATAATATATGGAAAGAATTAATAATAATAATAATAGTGAAAGATTCATTAAAAATATAATTGTTTCAACATTATATTTAATGTCTCTTTTACTAACATTTAAATTAAATTGAGCTATTTTATCATATAACTTATTATTATATGATTTTTTTTGGAAATTTTTTAATTCATTATTTAATAATGGATTAATAATATCATAATATGAATTTGTATTTTCTGTATTTTTTGTTATTATATCTTCAGATATTCTTTTTAAATATGATATTTTAGAATCCGATTCTTTTAAAATACTATTATTATCTACGTTAAAATGTTCTGCAATTGCTTTACTACTATTTTTAATAGATGATATATACATGTATATTATAATATATAATATAACAGTTACTAAAATTGCAGTATAAATAATTGGTTTTTTAGCATATTTAATAAAAATCAATAAAGATGATAATAATATAAATAATAAAATAGATACTATTAAAACAGAATTTATTTTATTTAATTTATTTCGTTCATAATTTATATTATTATTTAAAGAATTTAATTTTTGTGATTTTTCTTCGATTGCATTATTTATATTTTTTAATTTATTTGTGGTATTTATTGCTTCTTTTATTTTATCAGATTCTTCAGTTACTTTATCACTAGATTTGATAATAGAATCATTTATTATTTTTAATTCACTTTCTAAAATTAATTTTTTATTATCTAATATATTATTATTTAATTCTATTATTTTTGTAAAATTAATTAGTTTATTCTGCCAACTTGAATTATCTGATAAATATGAATAAATTATAACTAATAACATATGATTAAGTTTCAATTTTAAAAATTCAAATACAACATAACCTGTTTTAGTTTTAGCCCATGTATTATTTGTTATTACTATATTAAAATTATTTTTCAGATCATCTTTATTTACATTTTCAAATAAATAATTTACTGTATTTATTTTATCACTTGCCCTTTTATCCTCTCCCAGTTCAAATATAAAAGGTTCGCCGATACTTTCTTGAAAAAATTTTTTATTTAATTTTAGAAAAACTTTATAACTTTTTTCTAAAGATACTAATGTATTTGTAGATTCGTCTAACTTATAATTACAAAAAATAACAAATTTATGATTATATATATTATTATCTACTTTATAGTTATTATTTAAATAGTCTGTTATATTTTTATAAAATTGTTCTAAAAAATTCAAATAAAATAGTAAGATTTTGATTTTAGTGTTTACAAAATATGATAAATCTATATCCTCAATAATTAGATTGGATTTTTGAGCTGGATAATATTTATAATTTTTACCATATAATTTTATTTTTTTACTAAATAAATCATCTTCTTGAATATTAACATCAATTACATTTTTATTTAATAAATCATAAAATTCTATTTTTCTACTCTCGGAAGAATCTTTTAATATAGAATTATTAGTATTAAATTGTAATACAGTAGCATATTTATATATAAAATTTTTTAATTTTATAATACTTACATCACTAAGCATTTGAATTATATCTGTTTTTAATTGATCTATTGAAGTACTATTACTCATATTAGATTGTATAATATTATATCTCTATATTTTATTAATATTAAATTTATAAAAATATCTATATGAATATAGAGATAATAATATAAAAAATGAGTTCAATAGATCCGATATCTTATTTTCAAATTATATTTATGCATATTGGTGGAAGATTTTTAAAATTTAAAGTAACACCAGTTCAAGAAAAATTATTAGATAATAAAATAACACAGGCTTTAATATTTTATTCGTTGTTAGTATTTAGTACTAAAAGTTTGACAAAAGGTTTTTTTATATTAGTTTTAGCATATTTATTACTTTTTGTATTATTAAATGAAAATTCTGAATATAATTTAATCTCAAAAAAATGGTTAATTGATAATAAATTTATAACAAATGAAAAATATATTTCAGAAAAAGAATTATATAAAACTTCGTTAACAAGTTATTTGGAATAATTTAATCTTTATTTGCATTTACTAATTTAAGATTATTTGGTTTCAACCAATAATTCTTTTTATGTTTAGTATTTACTATTCTGGTAATATTAAATATATAATAAATTAATAGACACGTAAATATTATTAAAAATATTATAAATATTATTGGATTACTTATAAATTTTGTTAATATTGATGTTATAGATATTAATACACATAGTGATAATATAAAATTTAAAGTTAATTCTCTCTTTCTAATATCAATATATCTAACATTTTGAGATGTTTGTGATATTTTATTATATATATTTATTTCATGATTCTTATCGTTGTAATCTCTAACCTCTCTCTTTAATAATGGATTAACATTATCATAATAAGATGGTAAATCTGTTTGTAAATTTTTAATAATTCCAAAATTTGTAGTAATATCATCTATTGTATCTTTATTTGATGCTAATATATCAACATTTCCTAATATACCTCTACCCCTTTGAACTAGAACCCAATCATTATCTTGAACTTTATATCCATTTAAAAATCTAAAATATCTACTTGTAGAGCGTAATTTCGAATCTAATCTATTCGATTGCAAAATTAATTCATCTAATATTTCTTTCGCATATGGTTGTTTAGATTGTGGATGTGCTAAAATTTGCATTTCTATCACCATTACATTGTCAGGTGGAACATAACCTTCTTTTCGAGATCTAAATAATAGTTCTTCTTCTGTTTTATCATCAATAACAAAATGTTCTGTTACTTTGAATATAGAAAATGTTTCAAAAACAGTATCACCTTTTGATTTTTTATTAAATTCATTATCAAATTTTGATTTTTCAAAATTATTTATTATTTTCATTTTTCTTGCTTCTTCTTTTTCTTCTTCTGTTTGAATATCTTCTCTTAATTCTAAATTACCGGAATGAATTCTTAATACATCAAATCTATTTGGTAATGTTTTTAATTCTGATGTTGCATCTGTTAATTCTTTTTTTATATTTGAAACAAAATTTGCTCTTTTCTCTCTTTCTTTTAACAAACTTTTTCTCATTGCTGATATATTTGAATCATCTTCTAATCCTTCAAAAAATGATTCATCAAAACCATGAATACCCGCTATTCTAAAATCTATTTCTAATCTAAATGCTACTGAATATGCTTTATCTGATTCATCAAGTTCTAGATTATTTTCCCACGTTATTAACTCTTTTTTAGCATTTTTATACTCTTTTTCTGCATTATACTGATCTTGTAATGCAATATCTCTTAAATTTTCTGCTTCAATAGTATCCTTAATTGCTTTGATTCTCTTTCTTTCCGCCGCAGCCATCATTTTTTCTTTCTCCCTCATTTCCATTTTTCTGTTTTGAAGTGTTTCCTTTGCTTTTTGCATTTGAGCAGCTCTAAATGCTTTTTTACAAGCTTCAGCTTTTAATCTATTTGCAATATTTTTAAGATATTCAGCTTTATTTTCAGCAATAGCAGTATTTTTTAATCTTTCTTCTTTTTCTTTTTGGGTAACGTTTTTGCTTTGTTCTACATATTTTTCTTGTTGAAGATCAAAATCTAAATTTAATTTTTCTAATTCTTTAGTTTTATTACGCTCATCAGTTGATAAAATTGCTATTTTTTCATTATAGTCGCCAATTTCTTGATTATATTTTTCTATTTTTCTTTTTAGTACATTTTGTTGTACTTCAGCTTGTCTCATTAAATCATTATATTCACCAATTAATTCATCTTGTTCTTTTCCTTGCTCTACTAAAACACCTATATTTCTATATTTTTCTGCTATTTCAGCTTTATCATTGTTTATTTCTCTTAAAAAATTAGAGATTGCTATTTTTTTTTCACGTAATTCTTTATTTGATTCTTCTACGCCTATTTCATATATTGTTTGTTTTAATTTTAATTTAGTAGAATTAATTCTTTCTTCTATTTTTACACGCATAGATTCAACATCAAATTTTAATAATATTATACCTGCTCCACCATTTCCACCCGCATATTTTCCGCCACCACCGCCACTACCTGAACCATTAACAGCATCATGACCTACATCTTCTGGATTACCATTACCCCCACCACCATTACCACCTATACCAGCTCTATCAACGCTAGAATTACAAGTATACCATTTGCCATCAACTTGATGAAAAGAATTACTTTCACCTTCTTTACAATATGATGAGGCGCCACCTCCTGCAGAAAATATACCGTTATTATAATATATACCAAAATTAGCTGATACATCTACACCATCACTACCATTAGTACCACTTCCTTCATTACCTTCAAAACGATGTGAACTCAAATAATATGTATCTACTTTATCGCCTAAAGTATCCAAATATGTAAAACTTCGTTGACCTTCTGCTGGTTTAATTAAACCACCTCTTCCACCATTACTATAATTATTAGAACGACCTAATGTTCCTAAACCATTTTTAACACTTTCACCTAAATCATCTGCTTTATTACCATCTAATTTCCCACCTGATATTTGTTGATTAAATTGATCTTCTTTTCTTATAGAAGAAGAAGTGAATTTTTCAAATTCAGCACCTTTTGCAAGAACATATATATCTCCTGTTATAGTATTTTTAATATATGAACTACCTGCTTGTGACTCACTAATACTTCTTTCTAAATTATCATTTATCCAATTACCTCCTCTACCTACACCTAATTCATATTTACCAGGTGTTAAATTTAAATTTTGTAATATAACAGCTCCACCTGCACCACCTTCACCCATATTTGTTACAGGTGGTAAAACTCCAGATTCAAGATCTTCAAATTCCTTTCTGGGTGCAATATGTCCGCCAAAACTTCCACCACCAACTACAAGTACTTGACATGGAAAGTAATCTATTCCTTCAGGTATATTAAAAGTATATATAGTATGTTTATTTTCTAAATTTTGATCATTAGTAAAAGCAATTATATTAATATCATCTGAACCTTCTAATGCTCTTAAAAATTGCATATCTTTATTTGAATTTGATGAATTTTGACTAGGCCAACCTTCCCAAAAATGTGAATAATTTAAACCAATTGTACTTACATCAGTTCCATTAATAACTTTATTTATAACATCAATTTTATAATCAGTATTTGGAATAGTAAAATAAATTTTTTGTTCTACATCAGCATTTATTTTTGTTGATAATAATGTATCCATATTAGTTATTGCATCATTACTTCCAACTTCTAATGAATTTTCAACAATATCTTTAACAATTGGATCTAATTCTTCTTCACTTAATTCCTCATCAGCAAAACTTTCTAAATATCTACCACCTATAGTATTATATAAACTTTGTAACATTGATTGATTATTTGCAAAATCATATTGATTAATATTACCATGAAATCTATTTTTATAAGCATAATTAATAATAAGATAACACGTAATTGTAATTGCAAATAATGTAATTGGTATTGAAATATTAACTATACTAGTTGAATAATCAAGGATAAATGTAAATACCAATACTATTAATAAAAATAGTATGAAATAATTAATTATATTTAAATTATTTATATATTTTTTTTCTTCTTTAGTTGTATCTTTAATATCTTTTATTTTATTTGCATTATTTGCTATATTGGTATTATAATCATGTAATTTAGATTTATAATCAATCGCTTCTTGTATTTCTGCAGAGTCTCTAGTTATATAATCAGTTTTTGCTATCTTATCATATTTTAATTCTAATGAGTTGATTTCTTTTTGAATATTATCATATCTTTCTTGTAATTTTTTTAATTTATTTTCAGAATATTTTAAACCATTATTTTTTACTTGATAAGATATTTTATCTTTTTCAATATTTAATTTTCCTAATAAATAATTTATTTTATCCAACTCTTTTTGTTTATTTATATTTGCATTATAAACTTTTTTTTCACTATTTTTCATAATATTTATTAAAGATTCCGGTTTTGAATTATTAATAATCATATTAAAATTTTTAAATGCTGTAGGATAATGTTGTCCTATAATTGTATCTATTTCTTTAATTTTAGTTTTATAATTTTCCTTAAAGTAGAAATAAATAGTTTTACTTATATAATATGATAATAATAATTTATGAAATTTGAATGTATAAGATTGTGCTATTAGATGATAATAACTTAATTCTGTATCAATTTTTAAATGTTCTTTTTTAATAATATCATTAAATAAATTTCTAAAACTTTCTAAAAAAATTGTTTCATTTTCACTAGTTAATGATATATCATTATTATGATCTCCTGTTGATGTATTATTATCTATTTTTAAATCTGTAATATAACCAGTTGGTTGTACTAATAATTCTTCATTTAAATCTTTAGATACTTGATCTTCTAATTTAAAAGATACTAAATAATAATATATATTACTATCATCGTTATTTAAATTAATAATTGTTTTAGCTCCTGAAAAATTATTTTTATATACATATCTCATCTTCATTTCAAATGTATGTTCATATAATGATTTATTATCAATTGCAAATTTATTTTTTTTAATTATGGATAAATTTCTATGATATTCTGCTAAAAAATCATATATAAACATATATTTTTTCATATTTTCTGATGCATAGTAAGAATTATCTATATCAATAATATTATATAATTTAGTTTTATTATTATCTATAACATATGTATCCGGATATTTATCTGAATTTTTATAGAATATTATTTTATTAATAAATAAATTATTAATTGTAATATCTAATACCTGTGTTTTAATTAAATTATTAATATATCCATTTATATATCTTAAATGTTCTGCATTATCACCATGAACATCTAATAATATTTTATCATTTTTCAATAAATTTTCATACATTGTTTCTATAGATATTTTATTGATTAATAAAAAATCGTTTGAGGTAGTATATGACATTTATTATTACTCTATAATTTATTTATATATAAAATCATAAAAAAAATATATTTAAGAAATCCTTTTTAATTGTGTGTTTGGCAATCCCCAATATTTATTTTTAACACGTGTTCTCACTGGTCTCATAATATTCATGAAAAATACTGCTATTAATATTGCAAAAACTATAATTCCAACTACATTAATAAAACCAATATTATTATGAAAATATGATTGTAATACAAATATAATAGATACAAGTAGTGTTATATATATAAATAATGATGTTAAATTTTGATTATAATTAATTGTATGTTTTGATACATTATAACTTGAATTTAACAATTTATCATTATTTTTAATATTTTTATCAATATTTTCAAATTTTTTAACTTCTAATTTTAAAAATGGATTTACCTCATCATAATAAGTTCTATTTTTATTATGTAATCCTTCTATACGAATAGAATTACTAATTATTATATCGATTTCTTCTGCATTTTTTACCATTGTATATCCCATATTTTCATAATTATAATCTAATGGTTTTTCTACAGCATGTTCTTGTGTTAAAACACCATCAATTGGTACTACACCAACTTTTTGAACAAATCTTAAAAATTTGGTTAATTTAATTGGACTATTTTCTAAACTATTAGATTGTTCTATAATTTGTTCTGCAATTAGATCATGTGATAATTCTCTTGAATCAAATGATTTTGCTGGAAATATTTTAATTGTTAATATTATACTACCTTCTGAAACATTTTCTATTGCAAATCTATTTGTAGGAACTAAAAATGTATTTGATAATTCAATTAGTATATTATTTATAAATGTTTCTCTTTTTTCTTTTTCTATAGTTTCTCCTGTTTCTGTTCGTCCAGCTAATGAATAATTTAAATTTAAATCCATTTTTAATATTATTGGAACTGGACGGTTAGCAATTTCTCGTTGAATATTCTCTATTTTTTCTTGAATAATTTTTAAAACTTCTTTAGCTTCATATGCTGCCTTATTTGCCATTAATTTAGCATTTTCCGCTTTAGATCTTGTTATAGATTCTAATCTTACAATTTCATTTGACCATTTTTGTATTTCCATATCTTCGTTTTCAATCATACTTTTAATTCTTGCTAATTTTGCAGCCGAGGCGTTTGCTTTACTTAAACTTTCCCAATATTGAGCAATTGCTGTCTGCGTTTGTGCGTGTGCCGATATTGTTTTAGCCTGTTCTTGTAAACTTTCTGCCTGTATAGTATCTATTGTTTCCTGTAATTCTTGATTTTTATAAATTAAATGTTTTAATCTATCTGACATTTCATCAAATTTTACCTGACTATCAGCAATTTCTTGATATTTATCGCGTATTTTTTTTGCCAAGACATTATTTTCACTTGATAATTGTGATGCTTTCTCAATTTTTAACTCTCTTATTTGAGTTTTTCTTGCTACAATTCCTCCCAATCTATCAGTTAAGTTCTGATATTCCTCTAATAATTCTTCCATTCTTTTTATAGTTTTAAATCGACTTGTTACTGCCGCTTCTGTTCTATTTAAAGCTTCTGCCACTGTTGTTAATTGTCCTTTTACATCCGTCCTTCTTTTAGTAACTTCTCTTTCTGTTCTAAGTGTATCTCTATATTCATTATTTAATTCTATTAATTGATCTTCTAATTTTTTTACATGTTCTGATCTTGCTTGATCTATATCCTCATATGTATTTAAATTTTGATAATATTGCGTTTTATCATCTCTTCTTTTTTTTGCCTCTTCATGCCAAGTTGTTTCAGCATCGTCTTTATATTGTCCTGCTGTTTTATCAATTATAGTTTCTATACCACTTTCTTCATCCCAATTATCAATTGGTGCACCTATATTTGCTGCAACAATAGCATCTTTTCTTTTTAATAATTCATCCATAACTTTTTGAGTGTCTGATTCAGAATACTGTTTATCTGTTTCATATTCTTCAATTCTTTCATCAATTGTTGATTCACCAGAATCTTCAAATGTTTCTTTATAATTATTATTCATATAATAATTCATTATCAAAATATATGTTATTATAAACATAAATAATATACTAGATATAATACGTGATGATTCTATACTATTCGTATTAATTACTGATAAATATATAAATAATGATATTACTAATACTACTATTGAACTAATAAATGTTGTTTTTGATTTATCACTAAGCATATTAGAATGTTTAATTTCACTTTCTATTCTATTAAAATTAGTATTGCGCAAATCAATATTTCTATTAATTTTTTTTAATTTTTTTTTGTATGTTATAGATTCTGCAATTCTTTCTGATTCTTGTATTCTATCATCTTTATCAACAGATTCCATTATAGTAATTAATTTCATTAATTTGATTGTATAATTTTGAAATACTATTGTAAAATCTTCTAAAACTTTTTTTATCTCACCATATTTAATAGATCCTCCCGTATTATAATCCGTGTTTTCACTAATTCTTTCTCTTTTATATCTTATGAATATATAATAAATAATTAATACATAATAATCTAATAATAATCTATAAAATCTATATCTATATGATAACCCAATTAAATGATTATAATCTGGTTTATTTTTTATACTTAATTCATTAGTTATTTGAATTTTGTTAAATAGCCATTTTATATTATCAGCATATGTATAATTAAAATCTTTTTCAATTTGCATTGTTTTAAATATTGTCCCCGAATCGATATTTGTTAAATCTAAATCTTTATTAACATTATTTAATTTAAATTTAACATTAATATAATTTTTATCATTCGTTGTAACATCCTTATTAAGAGAAACTGATGTATAATTTCTTACTTTACTAACTGGAATTATTCTTACTTTTATATTAAATTCATGATCAAATAATTCATTATGCAATATATGTTTTTTATTTTTTAGTTCTGCTAAATTTCTATAATATTCAGCTAAAAAATCAAAATAAAACATATATTCTTTTACTGTATTACTGGCAAAATATGACATATCAATATCAAAAACTTTATCCATTTTTGTTTTTTTTTCAACAATATAATCTTCATTGTGATAAAATATATTATTTTTTAAATCTTCAAAAAAGGATTCTTCTATAATTTCTCTAGATATAATACTTCTGAAATATTTATCTCTCTCATCATCATATAATGGACTTTTATTTAAATCTTTATCTATTAATATATTTTTATTTTTTAATAATGTTTCTGTAAAATTACTTAACGAAACATTTCTCATAAATGATTCTAATTCATAATGTTGTATAATTGAATTTTGTTTAACCATCTTTATTAATACTCTATAATTTATTTATATTATAAAATAAAAAAAAACTTAATTAATTTATATATTTTTTAATTCATTTTTAATTTTTTCTTCGTTATTATTTAAATCTTTATTTGTATTACCGGTTAATACTACTTCATTATCATTGTAATTCATATTTACAAACTTTGTTACGAATAATTTTTTTATCTTCTTTAATACGTTCCTTCATAATATCATATGTTATTTTTTTATTTTTTATAGGTATCGTATTCTCATATATATCATCCTCTTTTTCTAGAACTGTACTAATTGGTATATTAGTTTTTTTTATAACCTTCTTATTTTCTTTTTTTGTATCTGAAACAGGTATAATTATTGGTTTTCTTATAATATTTGGTTGATTTTCATTTATAATTTTTTGCGGTAAAGAAAGTTTTTTATTTTCAGATACTTTATTATTTTTAATTAATATAGATTTTAATTCATCTGATGTAAAATGTTTTTTATATAATCTTAAATCTGCCAAACCACCTTTATAACTAATTATCTTATTTAATTCAATTGTATTTCTATCTAAATCTGTTTTTATTCCTCCTATATATAAATTTGTTTTATCATAATCTTTATTATGATTTATACATGTATTATTTATATCTTCATAACCATTACCTATATTCCATGATAATGCTGGTACTGTTAAATCATTCTTATAAATATCAATTTTATTATTTTTTTTTGTTATTACCCAATGATACCACTCATTATTTTCAGCAAATAAACTTTTAGTTTCAGGTGTACTATAATAATATTTTTTATTATTACATGGCAATTTAATATATAAACTGTTGTTTATAAATCCTATACTAAATATATTATTATTATATGATGCTTTTTTCAAATTATATTCATTATTATTTAATTTATTCCAGTTAATATAATTACTCTGTAAATATTCAGATATTATACCATTTGAAAATAATACTTGTTGATTTCTATCACTATGTGATAATTTTGTTAAAAACGATAATGTAAATTCTTTTTCTTTATTTATAAAATTGATATTTTCTGCTTTTAATAATGTATTATCAAAACTTATATAATTTTCATATATATTTCTAATATCACCGTTATCTATTGCTTTATATAAATCGCGTCCATTATTATTATAATTTAATAAAGTATTTTTTAATTTTGTTTTATTTGTTCTTAATGGATAATGTGCTAATAAATATTCTTTATTTTCAATATCGTAATTATTTAATAAATAATGATAATGTTTAGTTAATTTATTATCTTCATTTTTTGATATTGATATAATTATATTTGATAAATTATCATTATTATCAGAATTATTATTATCTGAATTATTATTATCTGAATTATTATTAATATTAATTATATTATTTTTAACTTCAATTAATTCTTTACCATATGTTCCTTGTCTTAGTTTCGAGTCTTTATTATAAAATTCTTCTATAATATAATCTATTATATTTTGTATTTTTGGAAATTTGTCATGTAAATTTATTTTAATATGAATATTTACAGTATTATCATTTGGAATAATATCCTTTATATGAATATATTTTTTATCTATATTTAATGATTTATCTAATTCATTTATAATATTTGTTTTTAATATTAATTTTTCTCGATAATTTAATTCTACATCTTTTAGTATTTTTATATTATATATTAAAATAATTTCTGCACTAATTTTTTTTATTTTTTCATATTTTACAACATCTGTATATTCTTTTAATATTTTATCTATACCTTTAATAAATGTATTATCATATATTATATTATTAAATTCTAGTTTTTTGTTATTAAATATTGTATATAATTCCTTTTTAATTTTTTCTGGTATCGGAATTGGATTTAATGCTATTCGGGGAAATTCAAAACCAGTATCATCTATATTTTCTCTAGTTTTTAAATATGTTGTTGCTAGAGTTTTATATTCTTTTAAAATATCTCCTAATTTATTTACACTATTAACTAATGTCTTTTCATTTTGCGATATTTTATATTTTATTACTTCATCTTTATTTATTAACTTATTTTCTATTTTTTCAATATTATTGTTATATAATGCTTGTTTATTCTTTATTAATGCTATTTTATGATCCAATTCTTTTAAATCTTTCTTAAGTATTTGTGACTTTTTTTCTTCTGATGCATAAAATTCTTTATAAGATTTATCTTCTGGATTTTTCAAAATTAAAGATGTGTATTCTTGTAATATTAATTTACCTTTTTCTAAATCATATATTCCTTGTTTTTGCATTTTTTGCAAACGCATCAGTTCATTATTTACAATATCATCTTCCAATTTACTCTTTTTTAATACACTTCCTTCTAAATTTCTTTCGATAACTAATAATAAAATATTTTTGTTAAATCTTATTATTTCTTTTGTTAATAATATTATTTTTAATACTACTCTATCTATTTGACATTTTATTTCATCTAATTGTGATAATATTCTCTTTTTTACTATATGATTATAATTAATATTCGCTGTCTTTACTTTTTGAATACCAACTGTTTCCATTGTTGTGCTGCCAGTTTGTAAAATATTTAATCTTGTCTGTATTGTATCCAATATAATCTTATTTTTTTCTTTTTTAATTTCTTCTTTTAATTCATTTATTTTATTTATTTTTATTTTAACAACATTTTCTAAATTATTATTTGCTAATTTAACAATTGATTTCATTTCAATTTCCTCTTTTTTAATTATCAATCCCATTTCTATTGATTTAGCAACCTCTTTTAATGAATTATTAAAAGCTTTTTCACTATATTGTATTTCTTTTGTTAATATTGATTCAATCTTTTTATTTAAAATTAATATGTCTTCATAATATTTTACATGTAAATCAGAAAGTTCTGATAACTTTAATGATTCTTTTTGTAATTTTTGATAATTATAATGATCTGTTATCATTGCTTTTTCATATTCTTCTTTTATATTTCGCAATGCAATTTCATATTTTTCTTTTATCTTTTTTTTTTTATCATATATAATAAACTTATCTGCTATCTTATTTTCTTTATCTTTTATTATAAAATCATATCTATTTTTTAATTTAGAATAATCAGATCTATTATTTTTAATTAACATATTTATTTTGTCAATCTGATTTTTTTTATTTGATATTATTTCTTCACTCGCATCGATTTCTTTAATTTTTTCTAATTCATTCGTTAAATTATTTTTTAATTCAATTAACCCATTATATTTATTATCCAAACTTTTTAAATAATTAAATATTGATAATTCTTCATTTAATAAGTTTTCTATATTTTCTTGTGTAGAATTAAATATTAGTTGCCAGTGATTATTCTCTCTTTTATATTTTCCTTCTTCTGTTAATATTAATGTTTTATATGATGTTGATTTAGCTGATGAATTATTTAATTCAGTTTTTGTTTTACTTATATCTTTCATTATTATTACTTGATCTTTCATATTAAGATTCATTTTATTTTCTAGTTCATTAATTTTATTATTTGTACGTTGTAATTCATATTCTAATTCATATTCTATTTTTCTTTTATTATATTTATGTTGTATTTTTTCTTCTATTTCGTCGCGTGTATATATATTTAATTTTACCAAATCTCGAATTTCTTTCTGTTCTATTTCATCCGCTTTTTGTATATTATCAACAATTAATCTATTTTCTATATTCCCAATTTTATCTAAAATATATTTTGCTAATTTTTTCGATTTATATGATTCTTCCTCTTTTTGTAATAATTCTTTATCTAATTCTAGTAAATCTATAGATAGTTCTTTTTTAGTATTTATATTTTTTTTCTGATTTTTTTCAAATTCTATTTTTAATTCTTTCTCTAATTCTAATTTTTCATTTAATTCTTTCTCTATTTTCCTTTTATAATCTATTTCTTTTTGTGCTTGTTTTATCTTTTCATTTTGATATTCTATTTGTTTATCTAGTCTTTCTTTTTTTGCATTTTGAATTCTTGCTAATATTCTCGCTAATGATGCCGCATTTGATACATCTGTTATATTTTTTTGTAATTTTTTAATTTCTTGCGACGCATATTCTAATTCGGCTTGTTCACTTGAAATAGATGCTAAATTTTTAGCTTGAGTTGATAAATCTTCAAAATTTTTACTTAATTGAATCTTTCCATTTAAATCTAATTTATTTATAATTTTATCTATGTCTTCCTCTTCCAATTTTGGATCTTCTTTCACATTTAAATTTCCTTGCATTGCATATTCTATTGCGTTATCCATATCAAAAGTATTTTGAAAAAATTTATTCATTGATGATAAATCAATATTTTTTGCATGTTCACTTGTTTCTAATTCTTTTCCAAATTGATTAAAATCAAAAGTACTAAAATCAAATGTGGTTAAATCAATATTTGCTAAAGTATTAATGCTAATTTCTTGTTTCGATTTTCCTAATTTTTTCGTATTTTCTTCAATTTCAGTAATTTCTAGTGCTAATTTATTCATATTTTTACTCGAATCAGTAATATTTTTTTCATCTTTTTTTAAATTATTTAATTTACTAATTTCGTTTTCCAATTTTTTTTTTGAAGTTTGTATATCAACTGCATTTTCTTCTATATTCTTTTCTTTATTTTTAATTGCATTATTAGTTGATTCAATATCTGTATTTGTTTTTTCTATTTCTGTATCAATATAATCCTTTTTATTTATTGTATCAGATTTAGTATTCTTTATTGTATATATATCATTATCTAAAATTTTATCATTTTCTTCTGCATTTTTATATTCATTTTTTAATACTGTATATGTCTTTTCAGTAGTTTTTGTAGTATCTGTATCTGTATCTGTATTTGTATCTGTATCTGTATCTGTATCTGTATCTGTATCTGTATCTGTATCTGTATCCGTATCTGTATCTGTATCTGTATTTGTTATCTGAGTATTTGTAGTATCAGTATTTGTAGTATCAGTATTTGTAGTATCAGTATTTGTAGTATCAGTATTTGTAGTATCAGTATTTGTAGTATCAGTATTTGTAGTATCAGTATTTGTAGTATCAGTATTTGTAGTATCAGTATTTGTAGTATCAGTATTTGTAGTATCAGTATTTGTAGTATCAGTATTTGAAATATCAGCACCACTTAAATCATTAAATAAATTTTCCCATACACTTAAATCCATATTGGCAGCTTGTTCTTCTAAACTTCCCATAGAACCTAATTGACTAAATAATGCATCTAAATCCATAAAATTTTCTTTTTTTTTAAATCTTAAAACGGAACCTATTATTAATAAAAATAGTATAATATAAAAAATATATATTAAACTATTATTTTTACCACCACCGTGCATTTGAAGATTGTTATAAGATGGACTTACACTATTTAGTATTGTGGCTAATAATATAATTGTAAGTATAGCACCTACAACAATACCATAATATATATATTTTTTGTTAATTTTTTGATTTGTATTATCATTTGTAACATCATCAGTAACATCATCAATAATATCATCAGTAAGATCATGTGTAATATTATCATATATATCATCTGCTAGATCATTATAAATATCATTAGTAATATCATCAATATAATTATCAATTTGATTTTCATGTATATCAGGTGCTTGAATAATTTTTTTATCAGGCGGTAATACAATACTATTTACATCATCATCAGATATGATATTAGGTTTATTATGTTTTTTAATATTTATACTTAAATTTATAAAGGAATTATAATTATTATTAATAATGCTAAAAAAGTTTTTAATAAATATTTTAACAAAATTATTATTTTGATCTAAAGAATTAACAACGTTGTTAATTGTTTTAAATCTATATAGATCATATAATTTAGATAGGTGATAAGCATAATTTTGTAATCTAATAATTTGTTTATCAGTTGGATTTCTTTTATTAGTAAGACTAATAATAGGATCTTTATTAATTAAATTTGAATGATATGTAATAATTGGTTTAATAAATTCAATAAAGTTAGAAGTAATATTTTGTGTAGATAAAATTTCAACAGTTGTATGCTTATTATAAATATATACTTTAAATGATATATTGGTATTATAATCATTATGAATAATATAATTATCTTTTGAGATATAATATTTTATAGGTATATCAAAATGATAAATATTTTTTTTATAATTTTTAATAAATTCTGGAGTGGATATATAATAATAAAAATTTCTTATAAATTCTAAAACACAAAAATATTTATTATATTTATCGATTATAAAATTAAAGACATTTAAATCACAAACTTTATTGATACTAATTTCTTTGATTGTATTAATTTTTATATTTTTTAAAAAAAAATCATTATTTGGATTACTAATATAATATTTATTATAATAATAAAATTTTTTTAATAAATTGCCATCATTATAATTAATATTTTTAAGAATATTAGTTAAATTTTTTTGAGATATTAAATTAATAAACATATATTTTTCATAGTAATAACCATTATCTCTAAAATAATTTATATTTTTTATATCATTATATACTAAATCACTATCATTTACATAATTTGAATTTATTAAATAATTAATATTATGAAAACAATTATCAATTGAATTTATTTTTAACATAATACTGTTACTCTATAAATAATTAATATTTTATATAAAAAAAAAAATGATTATTAAAAAGTGCTTAAACGCATACCTAGTTATTTAAAACTAACCAATATATAAGAAACTATAAAAAAGATGTCAATATATCCTGAACTAGCATATAGTAATCAAAAAATTGATATTCAAGATATTAAAGGAATTCAATTTAGTGTATTAGGTCCTGAAGAGATAATAAAAAGATCTGTAGTAGAAATAACAAAAACGGATACATATGCGGGAAGTGAACCGATTATTGGTGGTTTATTTGATTCTAGAATGGGTGTATTAGAACATAACAAAATTTGTTCTACATGCGAACAAAAAAATATATTTTGTCCAGGACATTTTGGACATATTAAATTAGCAAAACCAGTATTTCATGCAATGTTTTTTGATATTACAAAAAAAATTTTGAAATGCGTGTGTTATAAATGTTCTAAATTATTAATATCACATAAATCAACAGAAGAAACTATTAAGAATGATATTAAAAAAATATTATTAATTAAAAATAATCAAAAAAGATGGGATGCATTTTTCAAATTAACAAATAAAATAATTAATAATGCGAAATTTAGATATTGTGGTGATGATGGTTCAATTGGATGTAATGCAAAGCAACCTACAAAATATACAAAAGAGGGATCAATGAAAATTATTGCCGAATGGAAATCAATAAAGAAAAAAACGGAGGAGATAAAAGATGGTATGCCAGTTTTAGAAGAGGAAGATATAACACAAGAATTTACAGCAGAAGATGTATTGCGTATTTTTCAAAGAATAAGTGAAGAAGAAATGGAATTAATGGGATTTAATCCTGAATGGAATAGACCAGAATGGATGATATGTAGTGTTTTACCAGTACCTCCACCATCAGTAAGACCAAGTATTATTGAAGAAAGTGGTCAAAGAAGAGAAGATGATTTAACACATAAATTAAGTGAAATAATAAAAATTAATAATAATATAAATGATAAAATTGCAAAAGGAACTTCTGAAGAAACAATTAAATTAATTACAATGGTATTACAATATCATGTATTTACATTTATAGATAATCAGATACCTGGATTAGCACCTTCACAACAAAGAAATGGTAGAAAATTAAAATCTGTATCGGATCGTATGAAAAAAAAAGAAGGGCGTATTAGAGGAAATTTAAATGGTAAACGAGTAGACCAATCATCTAGATCTGTAATTACACCCGATCCATATATTAGTATAGATGAATTAGGTGTACCAATAAAAATAGCAATTAATATAACATTTCCAGAAATAGTGAATGAATATAATATAGAACATTTAAAAACTCTTATTTTAAATGGGCCAGATAAATGGCCTGGTGCAAAATTAATAAAAAAAAATAAAGAGACTATTACTATAAATTTAAAAAGTGCTAATTTAAATAAATTAGCAGATGAATTAAAATATGGAGATATAGTTCATAGACATTTATCAGATGGAGATCATATATTGTTTAATCGACAACCATCTTTACATAAGATGTCAATGATGTGTCATAAAGTTATTATTATGCCATATCAAACATTTAGATTAAATGTATTAGATACACCGCCGTATAATGCTGATTTTGATGGTGATGAAATGAATTTACATTGTCCTCAAAGTATTCAAACTATGTCAGAATTAAAAGATATAGCGGCAGTACCATATATGATAATAGCACCAAGAGATGGAAAACCAATTATAGAAATAGTTCAAGACACATTATTAGGTTCATTCAGATTAACAAAGAATAATGTAGAAATTAAAGATAAAACAATGGCAAATTTACAAATGATAAATAGTTATTTTCAAGGACAATTAAAAAATCCTGATAAAAATTATAATTATACAGGAAAAGAAGCATATACACAAATTTTACCACCTGGATTAAATATTGAAAGAAAAAATAAAGCCGATGATAAAATAATAATAAATGGTAGTAATTTACTCGAAGATTCAGGTTCTTTAGATAAAACTGTTTTTCATAGTAAATCATCCGGACTAATACCAGTTATTTATCATGATTATGGTCCATTTGAAACACAAAGATTTTTAGATAATACTCAAAGATTAATATGTCGTTGGTTATTAACATCTGGTTTTAGTGTAGGCATTAGTGATTTAGTAACAGATATACAAACAGAAATTAGTCTAAAATCAAAAATTAAAGAAATGAAAGAGAAAGCATATTCTAAATTAGATGATATTAGAAGAGGTTTAATAGAAAATAATAGTATATTTTCAAATAAAGAATATATAGAGAGGGAATTAATTGGTATTTTAAATGAAACTACCAATCAAGTTGGTAAAATAGGATTAAGTCAAATTGATGAAAAAACTAATAGAATGATTAATATGGTTAAATCTGGTTCAAAAGGTAAAGAAACAAATGTAGCACAAATGATTGCATGTGTAGGACAACAGAATGTTGATGGTAAGCGCATTTCATATGGATTTACAGATAGAACATTACCGCATTATACTAAATATGATGATGGACCCGAAGCACGAGGATTTGTAGAGAATAGTTTTATATCTGGATTAAGTCCACAAGAAGTATTCTTTCATGCAATGGGTGGTAGAGAAGGTCTTATAGATACTGCTGTAAAAACTTCTGAAACTGGTTATATTCAAAGACGTTTAGTAAAAGCAATGGAAGATGCTAAAGTATATTATGATAATACTGTAAGAAATGCAAGTGGAACAATAATACAATATATATATGGTGAAGATGGGATGGATGGATGTAAAATAGAAAATCAATTTATTCCATATATTGATATGGATGTTATAGTAATGGAAAATATGTATCATTTAAGAAAAACAGATAAATTATCATCATATTTAGTAACAAAAGCAAATAAAGAAATAAATGCGGAAACATATAAAAGATGTACAGAACATTTTAATCAATTATTAGAAGATAAAGATTTCTTAATTAAGAAAATATTCAAATATACAAAAAATAAAATGATTAATTTTCCAATACCATTTGATAGAATTATTAATAATGCATATAAAAATATATCAAATGTTGGTATTAAATCTATTAAAACAGATTTAACACCCAAATATATTTTGGATAATATTGATAAGTTAATCGATACATTATATGTGAAAAAAGATCAAGGAACTAAGTTTTTCGAAATATTACTTCGATTAAATTTAACACCTAAAAAATTAATTATGGTATATAATTTTACGAAGGATATATTTGATAATATAATTTCATTAATAACACAATATTATAAAGAAGCAATCGCACAACCAGGTGAAATGGTTGGTATTGTTGCAGCACAAACAATTGGTGAAATGGGAACACAAATGACTTTAGATTCATTTCATGTATCAGGTACAGCGGCTGCAGTAAAAGCAACAAGTGGTGTACCACGTCTAAAAGAAATATTAAGTGCAACCAAAAAAACAAAAACACCAACATTATTAATTTATATGAAAGATGATATTGCAACTGTTACTAATCCAATATTAAATGATGAAGGATTAGATTCTGATGATATAAATGTAGAAAATGCAAAAAATAGAGCAATTAATATTAAAAATTCTATAGAAATTACAAAATTATATGATATATTAGAATATAGCGAAATTTATTGGGATAAAAATGACGATCAATATTCAACAAATATTCAAAATGATAAAGGTTTATTGGATATTTATAATGATTTCTCATTTACCAATTCATTAAATAGCACTTCTCCGTGGATTATTCGAATGAAGTTTAATAAAGAAAAAATGAAATCGTATGGTTTAAGAATGATTGATATCTATACAAAATTAAATACGACTTATGATAAATTTATCGAGTGTGTTTATAGTGATGATAATGCAGAAGAATGTATATTTAGAATTAAATTACAGGCAAATGTTATTAAAGATATAGATTTTAATGATCAAATAGCAGCAATTAAAGCATTAGAACATAATATAGTATATCAAGTATTATTAAAGGGTTATAAAGGTATAAAAAAAGTTTCATTAAATAAAAAGAAATATACAAAATATAATGATGAAACGAATTCATTTGATAATCTTGTAGAATGGGTATTAGATACCGATGGTACAAATTTAATTGAAGTATTATCAAATCCCAATATTGATAGTACTAGAACTATCTCTAATGACATTAGAGAAATTAATGAAACATTAGGTATAGAAGCAGCAAGAACAGCACTATATCACGAATTAATAAATGTTACTAGTGAAGATTCAATGAATTATAGACATTTATCATTATTAATTGATACAATGACTTATAAGGGACAATTAATGTCAATTGATAGACATGGAATTAATAGAGGAGATATAGGTCCTTTAGCCAAATCTTCATTTGAAGAGACAACTGATATGTTAATTAATGCAAGTATATTTGCTGAATATGATAATGTTAATGGTGTGTCAGCAAATGTAATGTTGGGCCAACAAGCACCATGTGGCACAGGAGATAGTAGTATTTTATTAGATGAAGAACACATGATAGAATTAATTAAAGATGTAAAACATATTGATAGTAATGATAATGATGATATTCATATTGATATTATAGAAAATAATAATATATGTACGACTGATGATATTGAATTTAATTATAAAATAGAAAAAAATAAAAATAAATGTGTTACATTTAAAGATACAAAAATAATTATTAAAGATTAACATGCAATTCTAGAATTATTATTATTTTTTTGTTTGAAAATCATTTTTTCTTCTAATTCATATCTTATATTATTTATATTTTCTTCCTTAGAAGAATGATATATATTATCTAAAATTTTTTCTTTATTTAAATTATCGGGTATATTAGTAATAATACTTTTTTTATTATTTTTTTTATTACCACAGCAATTTTTTTTATCACAACAGTCTTTTAAATATGGTATATATCCTTCAAAACAATCATTTGAAGATGAATATATATTATTATTTTCTTTTTTACTTACATTACATGTAATTAATTTTTCAAAAAAATCAATAGAAAACATAATAAATTCTTTATAATATAAAATATAATAAAATAATCAATTTTTTAAGTCCAATTGCGTTTACCCAATTTATTATTGCATCCATAACACATTGGTCTTAAATTATTAATAGATGTTTCGCCTCCATTATATTCTGAAATTACATGACCACAACTATAATCATGATAATATATTAAATTTTTACAATTTTTATAAGGACATTTACCCTCCTTTTTATTACCAAATTCATTAATCCATACTTCTTTTTTTAATTTTTTAGTAATTCTTTTTTTTTCTTTTTTAAATTTATGAACTGGTTTAACATTTCTATTAATTAAATAATCTGTAAAATTATTATTTTTAAGACTAAATACTACACCATTTTTAACAGAATCTTGTTCGTCTTTGTAAAAAATTTTTTCATTATTATTTATTAAATCTTTATATTTAATTAACCAATTATAAGTAAAATTTGCACTTTCAAAATCTGTTTTTAAATCATTAAATGAATTAAATTTCAAAAGATAATCTCTATCTCCTAATTCATTTAAAAATTCTGTGAATGTTTTTCTATATGCATCTTTTTTTTGTTTTTTTTCAAAATACATACTGAAATCTTTTTCTAAATATTCTACAAATTTTTTATGTAAATTTTTACTAAAATCATCTAAAAATACATAAGTATGATTTTTATACGAATCTTTATTTAATTCTTCATATAATAATCTCATTTTATCTTCGTCCTCAATAATATAGCAACATATATATATAATATCATTATAATTATTATTTACTAAATATTTTATTAATTCTATTCTATGTTGTCCATCCATTATATATATATTATTTTCAGTAGAAGGTATATAACTTAGAACAATTTTATTCTTAAAATAAAAAAAATCTGGATTATTTTTATATGAAAATATCATTTCTTTTACTTTATCTAAGTTTATGTCACCTTGATATTTTGGTTTTTTAAAATTTTCTTTATTCAACAAATTAATAAAATCACTAAATGTATATTGATATTCTCTATATATTTGAGTATTATTTTTTAATAAATTATTTTTAAATACTGTATCTAAATAATTATATGACATTATTATATATTTTATTTATTTTTTAAATATTTTTTAAATACTACAATTTAAATCCCAACTGGCATTTTTTATGCTACGTGTCTGAATATTTGTTACATTATTTTCATATTGTTTATAAAAATTACCATTATTAAATAAATATATATTGAGTAAATTATTTGTTGCTAAACATGATAATTTAAAATCTATTTGTTGATTTATTGGTAATATATTTTGTAATAGATAATTTATAATTTTAGTATTAATTACATATGAATGTGTACATAAGAATCTATTAACTTTATATAAATCTGATATATTATCTTTTTTTTTCATTCTAATTCTATTTCTATTTAATAATAAAATGTGCCAATCATTTGGTAATTTTTTTATATATTCTTTTATTAAATTACTTGTTATTTTATCATTAAATAATACATCATCTTCAAATACAATTGCATATTTTACATTATCATTTAATGATTTTAACCAAACTTTTATATGACTTAAATAACATGCTACTGCTCCCATACTATTAAATTCATAATGATTTTTTCTAATATTTAAATCCAAATTATTATATCCTATTTTACCTAATATATTATTAGTAAATAATATATTGGGAATTAAAAAATTTTTATCAATTGCATTAACTATTTCATAATTAATATGTTCTAAATTATAAGATTCGGTAAATCTTTTTTTTCTATCTTTCCTATAATCTAAATTAATAACATATGCTTTTATTAATTTATTAAATTTTTTTTTATAAAAATATTTTTTATAATAAAAAATTATTGTTATAATTATAAATATTGTAATATTTAACAATAAATAATATTCATATTTCATAATACCTTCTTAAATTATAAATAGATTAATTTTATGTAATTTCTTTAATTAGCGAATTAATAATAGATTCCATCTTATCTAAATCTACTATATTTGAATGTTTATATTGTATATATAAAATTTTATTATTATTTTCATTTCTAATTATTAATGATATTCTATTATTTATTTTATATTCATATAATATATATACAATTTCATGATCTATATTATTAGTACATCCGAAAATATATGGTGAATATTTTAAATCATTATATAACATAATTGCTGTTTTTTCATTAATTATATAATTTTCTAATTTTTTTTCATTTACATATTGACTATCATTTACTAAATCATAAGTATAAATTAAATTATTTCTATAATAACTTTTATATTTAAAAGTTTTAAATTTATATTTATTTAAAATTTTATCAATAATTTCCCTATTTTTACTTAATTCAATTTTATTATTATTATTATTATTATTAAATTCTTTTATTAAATATATTTCTATTAAATTTGTTTTATCAGTAATTATTTTATGAATATTCAACATATTTAATTAGAATAGTTATACATTAATAATAATCATTTTTTAAATATATTTTATAGATAGATAGATTATAAAAAAAATGTATACTGATTATATATTATTCATATACACTATACTAATTTTATGTATATTTACTTTTTTATTTATTAAAAATATAAAAACTTTAAACCAATTATTTGGTATTAATATTGAAAAATTTTTTTCTAATTTATCTAATATATTTTCGAATATATATATTTAATTTTTTTATATAAGTATAAATAAATAATATAATACTTATTATTATGTCTGAATTTAAGAAATGTTTTTTTTGTAATAAAAAATTAAAAACTGTTCAACTTATTACTAATAAATGTAGATGTAATAATATATATTGTAATGAACATTTATTTTATAAAAATCATAATTGTTCTTTTAATTATGTTAATGATTTTAAAATTACTAATTCTTCTAATTTAAGAAATACTTTAGAATTAGATAATAAGATAATAAAAATTTAAATATATATAAAAGCATCAAATATATTTAAATATAAATGACATCAAATCCTCTTATCGTCAAAAGTGATATTAAAACATTAAAAAATATATTTTCTTCAAAAAACTTTATTGCTAAAATTTTTGATTGTGATAAAAATATGATCATCGATTCAAGTGAAGGTTTTTTGCATATGCAAAAAAATTATACAGTTAACGATTTGGAAAAGATGTTTACAATTACTGATTACATTAAGGAAAATATTATACCAAAAATTAAAAATATTAAAATTGAATTAAATATTTACCAAAAAATTATTTATCATACTGATGATTTATTAGTTATTAAATATATATGTACTATTGATAAACCTGTCTATGTAAAAACTATGTTAGCAGATCAAACAACCGTTTTTTATATTAAAATTTATCCAACCCAAAATAATAATGAATTACTACTTATAAATTATTTTAGAAAATTTATACCTTCAGGTGATGATGAAATTAATAATGATGATGATATTATAAATGATGTTAATGTATTAAATATTAATACTAATTATGATTCTATTCAATTTAATCAAGGTTTGATTATGGCAGCAAGTGCTCTTATAGGAGAAGAAACTTTAAATGATATAGTAATACCATTTATATACAAAATTTTTGATGATTTTATTGATAATATATTAACCAAAAGAATAAAAATTTATTTTAAAAAAAAAGATATTGATGTCTATATTAAAAAAAAAAATTAAATATCCTGTTGTGCTAAACACAGTTTTATTTCACCCAATGATGCAATAGTATATCTTAATATAATTGGATAAGAATT